TTAGATGCCGCCTCATTGAATTCAACCGAGCTTGTATATGGTTGCAGAGTATTTGACATTCAGCGGTTATTCGATTCGGAACATGATAGTGTTCTACACTCAATCACTCTAAGAATTCAGCAAAAGGTTTAATATGGCACTAACTACAGTGACGGTTACCGGAACTTATATCAAAACCGGTACTGGGCTGCCTCATGCCGGCACAGTTAGATTTATGCTCACAGCACCAATGCGTGATGCTGAAACAAATTTTATTGTTTCCCCAGAAGAAATAAGAGTAACCTTAAATAACCAAGGCAGTTTTTCTGTCAATCTTTATGCAACCAACGATTTAACAGTAGAACCAAAAGGCGTAACTTACGAAGTTACCGAGCGTCTAGTCGGCGCATCTCTTCACAAATATTTTGTTTCTATTGATAGAAATGCTATTGATGGGGTTGTCCAGCTGGCTGACATTGTTCCCAATATCAATCCAGTCGTACAGTTTAACTATGCAACAGTTGAGTATGTTGACCAGCTAATTCGAGCAGTCCCAGCTACAAGCTTAACCTTTGCCCCCACCTCGGAAATTACGGCGACAAATGTTCAGGCAGCGATTGAACAAGTTAGAAGCCTGTCTAAATATGTACACGTTCAATCTCTCCCGTCGACCAGCTGGGTGATTACTCATAATTTAAAGTTTTTCCCTAATGTGTCAATTGTGGACAGTGCGGAAACGCATGTAATTGGGGAGGTTGTTTATAACTCGCTAAATCAATTGACGGTCGGATTTACAAGCCCATTTTCAGGGAAAGCGTATCTATCTTAGATAACCCTCTATAAATAACCTGCCGGTATGACGTATTCTCTATGAGAGCGACTTTATTCGGAGGCCTTAAATGAAATTCGTAACAAATTTAAATCTCACCCAAAATCAAATTATCAATGGTCGTTTTGAGTCTGTTGCCTCCGACCCAAGCTCAGATAATTTTGAAGGTAGGTTAATTTACAACACCACTGAAGACACCATCAAAGTCTATACAGGCTCTGTATGGCGCAAGATGCTTCATGGGGTTACTAGTGCTGGTTCTGCATCAGAAGCCCTAACTATTTCCGAATCTAATGGCGCAATAACAATTACTCCAAACCTTGCAACATCATCTGATGATGGTGTTATGCCAGCAGCAGATAAGTCAAAACTGGATAATGCTTCTTCGGCCGATGGTGTCAATACTTTAGTTAAGCGCGATGGCAGCGGTAGATTCCAAGCTGCAGCTCCACTCGCCGACCTAGACGTCGCAAACAAGGGCTACGTAGATGCTGCTCGCACAGGACTCGATGTTAAGGACTCAGTAAAAGTTGCTACAACAGCGCCAATCAATATTGCTAGCGACCTTGAAGCCGGTGACGTAATTGACGGCTACACACTTGTTGCTGGTGACCGTGTTCTTGTTAAGAACCAAAGCACCGCTTCTGAAAACGGTATTTACATTGCTTCCGTATCGGGTGCAGCGTCTCGCGCAACTGATGCCGACAATAATGCTGAAGTCACACCTGGGATGTTCACATTCGTCGAGAATGGTACAACAAACGCTGACAGCGGTTGGGTTCTTATCACTGATGGCGACATAACTGTTGGAAGCACCTCGCTTGCCTTCTCTCTTTTCTCAGTAGCCGGGAACATTCTTGCTGGTGACGGTCTTTCAAAGAGTGGCGATGTCTTAAATGTCAACGTTGGAACCGGCATTGAAATTTTCTCAGATGCGCTACGCATCAAGTCGGATGCTGCTGGCTCCGGTCTTGGTTATGCAGATGGAGTTTTGTCTGTCAACGTAGGGGCCACTTCTGGCTTGGAAATCAGCTCAGACAATGTAGGCATAAAGCTCGACGCTGCTATTGCTGGTCTTGACACAACCGCCGATGGCTTAAAAATTAAATCGAACATCGCTGGTGATGGTCTTACATACACCGCTGGCGTTCTCAGTCGAAACGTAATTGACCTTGCCCAAGGCTCAGATGACACAACGGGAACTCTGCCTGTTGACCAAGGCGGTACCGGAGCGATTACCGAGGCGGCCGCACGTGACAGCCTTGCCGTCGGCGGAGATACTGGAACAAGAACTTCGACTACACCATCACTCGCTCGTGTTACGTCGCAGGTAATTGGCAACAACTCGCTAACTTCAATTGTTGTAACCCATAATTTCAACACCCGCAACGTAACAGTTCAAGTATTTGACTCGACAACTTTTGATACTGTGATTTGCGATGTTTACCGAACCACGGTAAATACTGTAACTCTTGGCTTCTCAGTCGCTCCAGACAACGGCGCTTACACAGTAGTAATTACAGGTTAAGATTTAAAAATAAGCACCTCGAGGGGTGCTTCATAAAGCAAGAAGACAGTTGAGGCTGAATTCGTATGGCAAAATTTGTTGGGTCACCGCTACGCGGATTTGACTTTAGTACCGTCGCTGATGAGGCACTCTCAGCTCGCGTACATTCCGACAATGTTCCAAGAATACGAATCGATGCCGGCGGTAAAATTACTTGGGGTCCGGGCAATGCAACCGGTGACACAAACCTATACCGAAGTGGCGAAAACCTTTTAACCACAGACGACGTCTTCAAAGCCACCGGTGGTGTCGTAACGCTTACTACCAATGGGCCACCAAATGCAGCTCTAGATAATGGCGCACTTGCAATAGATATAACAAATGATGATTTCTATTTTCGGTCTCAAGGCGTCTGGACAAAAGTAAGCGGAAACGCAAGCATCTCAGTCAGCGATACTGCCCCAGCGGACGCAGAATCTGGAGCGATGTGGTTTGATACAACATCTCTTGATTTATTTATTTATTACGGTTCCGCTTGGGTCCAATTAAATGCCGATACCGGAGTGGAAGAACTTTCAGATTTATTTGATATAGAATTTTCTAACCTTGTCGCAAATCAAATTCTTAAATATGATGGCGAAAAGTGGGTAAACGAAACTGGTTCAAGCACTACCGTAGGTGACACAGCGCCCTTAAACCCAGCATCGGGTGACCTTTGGTATGACTCAACTGCCCTTGGTTTATTTATTTATTATGGCGGTAATTGGGTTGAATTAAATCCAGATACCGGAGCCGAAGAGCTTTCTGATTTATTTGATGTCAATTTGACCTCACTCACCAATGGTCAAGTTTTAAAGTACAACGGAACCGAATGGGTCAACGCTGCGGATAACGCAGGCACAACTATTAGCTCCATTAACGACATTAATGACGTCACAATTACCTCAGCAGCCAACGGTCAAATTCTGCAATACGACGGGAATCAATGGATTAATGCAACGCCAGTTGAAGCTGCCGGCAATGCTTCCGTAACCGTTTCTCAAACAGCACCGGCAGGTCCGACCGAAGGTGATTTGTGGTTTGAATCCGACACCGCAAAAACATTTATTTATTACGACTCGCAATGGATTGAAGTCGGACCACAGCCAGGTGGTGGTGCGCAAGCATTGACAACTAAAGGCGACCTTCTTACTAGAAACACGAGCAGTTTTGCTCGTTTAGCCGTAGGCACAAACGGATATTTCCTGAAGGCAGATTCAACTACTGCAACTGGTTTAACTTGGTCGGCAATTCCTACAATCAACAATCTTGATGATGTCGGTGACGTAACGATTACCTCAGCAACAAATGGTCAGTTCCTGAAATGGAATGGAACTGCATGGGTCAATGATTCAATTCCAACAATAAACACGCTCGACGATGTTGGTGATGTCACAATTACTTCGGCGACCAACGGAGACTTGCTTAAGTGGAATGGAAGCGCTTGGGTAAATGCGGCAGGTTATGCGCTTCTTGCTTCACCTACTTTTACTGGGACAGTAACAGTTCCAACCCCGACAAACAATACTGATGCGGCTACCAAGCAATATGTTGATACTGCCGCATCAAACGCCGCGAGTGCCGCAGAGGCAAACGCTCAAGCATATGCGGATACGCTTTCTGTTTCGCTCGCTGATTTAACTGACGGGGTAACTGCAAGCGCAGCAGAGATAAACATTCTTGATGGCGCAACTCTTTCGACCGCAGAACTCAATTATGTGGATGGTGTAACTTCGGCTATCCAAACACAACTGGACGCTAAAGCGCCACTTGCTTCGCCGACCTTTACGGGAACCGCCACAACCAACAACTTGGTTGTTTCTGGAAACTTGACTGTTTCGGGAACGACAACTTCAATTAACACAGAAACCCTTACGGTTGACGACAATATTATTGTCTTAAACAACAATGCAACTGGCGCTCCTTCCGAAAACGCTGGAGTAGAAGTTGAGCGCGGCTCATCAACAAATGTTTCAATCCGTTGGAATGAAAGCACAGACAAGTGGCAGTTTACAAACGACGGTTCTACTTATGTTGATTTTGATAAGAGCCCTGTAACTGTTTCTTCAACCGCTCCTGCATCTCCAGTAAACGGACAACTTTGGTTCTATCAAGACACTGCACAAACTTTCATTTACTACGGCACAGCATGGATTGAAGTTGGTGCAGTTAGCAATGGTGCGAGAGTTGAAGTTAGCCCTGTTGCCCCAGCAAGTCCTGTTACTGGTGACTTGTGGTTTGACTCAGACACTGCTCAAACCTTTACGTATTACGATTCTCAATGGATTGAAATTGGCGCTTCTGGCATGGCGGCAAGTGTCGGCGATTCTGCTCCAGCATCTCCAGTCAATGGACAAATCTGGTTTGATTCTCTCAATGCAAGCGTCAATATTTACTACGACTCAAACTGGGTTGAGGTTGGCGGCAGTGGCGGCTCGACAGTCACTATCTCTGATACTGCACCAAACCCTCCAACGACTGGACAGTTGTGGTTTAACTCGCTGACTGGCGCAACTTTTGTTTACTACGGAAGTGTTTGGGTTGAAGTCGGTGTTGCACCATTCGACCAACTACTTAGCACCCTTGACGCAAAGGGTGACTTACTTGTCGGCACAGCAGATAACGCGGTAACTAAATTGCCAGTTGGTTCAAACAATCAAGTACTAACAGCAGATTCAAGTACGGCAAGTGGTCTAAAATGGAGTACGCCAACAACATATGCAACAACAGGTAAGGCAATTGCGATGTCAATTGTTTTCGGAGGATAATTTATGTCAGCACCAAATATCGTAGGCGTAACAACAATCAAAGGCAAAACGGCAGTTCTTGCCGTCACGACTACGGCTACACCAATTGTCAAAAACGAGGGTAGTAGCGCAGGCACAACAGTTGTTGTTACTAATAGCGGTACATCTGCATATGTTGTTGGAGGCTCAAACAACGCAACACTTTCTTTTACTCGCGGCGCAACTTACACAATTCAAGTAAGCGCTGTTGGTCATCCTTTTTGGATTCAGACATCGTCGGGCGCATATAACGCAGCCAATGTCGTAACTTCTGGCATTACAAACAACGGCACTGAACTTGGCTACATCACATATCAAGTTCCTGCTGATGCGCCAAGCACTCTCTATTATGTGTGTCAAAACCACTCGGCTATGGCTGGCACAATCAATGTGACAGGAACAGCAAGCAACTCAAACAAAGTATTGAAAGTTAATGCTCTTTATGTAGCAAATGTGGACGGAGCAGTTGCGGCTGACATTTCAGTCGCTCTTTATCGTTCGGGTGTTGCTTATAAAATTGCACACACTGTTTCTGTTCCAGCAGATGCAACACTTGATGT